ACACCAGAAGACTACATCTGGGTTTTTGACGCTCAACAAACGTGCGTTCTGCTTCAACGAACAGGGTACGGGTAAGACCGCCAGTGCTATCTGGGCGGCAGACTTCTTGATGAGGCAAGGCCGTATCAAGCGTGCTTTAGTCATCTGCCCTCTATCTATTATGGATTCAGCGTGGCGAGAGGATCTGTTCAGCTTTGCCATGCATCGCAAGGTAGATATAGCTCACGGTTCAGCAAAGAAAAGAACTACTGTAATCGAAGGCGATGCGGAGTTTGTCATAATAAATTATGACGGTGTGGCAATCGTTTCAGACGCCATAGCCAACGGTGGGTTTGACCTAGTTATTGTGGACGAGGCAACTCACTACAAGAACGCACAAACTGACCGCTGGAAAACACTCAACAGGCTACTTGGGCCAGACAAATGGCTCTGGATGATGACGGGTACCCCTGCTGCACAGAGTCCGTTGGATGCGTACGGGCTGGCTAAACTTGTTAACCCGAAGGCTGTGCCACGCTTCTTTGGCTCGTTCCGCGATCAGGTCATGGTCAAAGTGACTAACTTCAAGTGGGTGCCTAAGCCCAACGCCACGGAGACAGTGTTCAATGCCTTACAGCCAGCGATACGGTTCACCAAGGAAGAATGTCTTGATCTACCTGACATCATATACACAACTCGCGAGGTACCACTGACCCGCCAGCAAGATAAATACTACAAAGAATTGAAGAACCGCATGGTCATGGAGGCTGCTGAAGAGACAGTCACGGCAGCTACGGCAGCGGTAAACATGAATAAGCTACTGCAAATCAGTTCTGGGGCGGTGTACACCGATGACAAAGAGGTGGTGGAGTTCGACATCAAGCACCGATACAAGGTGCTGCGTGAGGTGATCGACGAGTCCAGTAAGAAAGTCCTGATCTTCGTGCCGTTCAAACACACAATACAGCTACTTTCCGAGAAGCTACGTAAAGACAAGATACCCACCGAGGTCATCAGCGGCGCAGTCAGTGCGACTGAACGCACGCGCATATTCAAAGAGTTCCAAGAGACTGACAGCCCACGAGTGCTGGTCATACAGCCACAGGCTGCGGCACACGGCGTTACGCTGACTGCTGCAAACACAATCGTGTGGTGGGGGCCAACCAGTTCGGTAGAAACATACGCTCAAGCCAACGCACGTATTCACAGAGCGGGGCAAGATCACAAGTGTACGGTGGTACAGCTACAAGGATCTCACATAGAAAAACGTGTGTACGCACTACTAGATAACAAAATAGACACACATACAAAAATTATTGATCTTTACAAAGAAATACTTGATTAAACAACTACCTACTACTATATTGCAGTTCTCGGCAATGGAAGGACGAAAACATGGCTGATGCGAAGCGCGTAGGTGGTTTGCCTTTGAACAAGATGATGAGGGCTTACCTCAAGATCAAGGAAGAAAGGGCACGCTTATCTACGGAATTTAACGAGGCTGATGACAAGCTAGTTAGTCAGCAAAACACAATCAAAAGCGCACTACTGGAGTATCTAAAAGAGAACGATATGAAGAGCGTCAAGACTGATGCAGGTACGTTTTACCGTACTGTTAAGCAGAAGTATTGGACTAGCGACTGGGAACACATGCACGAGTTTATCTTGGAGCATAAGGTACCTGAGTTCTTGGATAAGCGACTGAATCAGAAAAACGTACGGGAGTTCTTAGAAGAAAACCCAGATCTTCTGCCGAAGGGCTTAAACGTAGATGCGGAGTTCGCTTTGACCATAAGGAAGGCGTGATGGAGCAGTTAGTTCCAATAGAAGATGTTGCGAAGCACTTTGGTGTGTCATTATCCACGACCCGTAAATGGGTGCGGGATGGGGTCATTCCAGAGAATACGTACATCAAGGTAGGTAAAACTCAGCGGTTTGCTTTGGCAAGCATTGCAGAGGCTTTACTGAAAGGCACCGCATCCGAAGAAGGTGCGGAAGAAACTACCGTGGATGACTTTGATCCCACAGCGTTTGATCCTGACGAAGATGTGTAATGCGTCGAGTCAGTTTACGGGGTAACAAGTTTACTGGGTTAGACTTTCAGACAGACACGTCGTCGGTAGACGTAATCATCGTGAACGCAGCGGCAGTATCGCGCTCGTACTACAAAGATGCTTACGATCCCACCGTCAAACGTCTGCCTACATGCTGGTCTAGTGATACCCAGAGACCTTCACCCGATGTGCCGTCAGACCGAAGACAGAGTGCGCGATGTATTGATTGCTCACAGAACATCAGAGGATCTGGCACTGGAGGGGGTAGGGCTTGCAGATTTAGTCAGCGACTAGCGATTGTTGAAGAGAAGGCGTTAGACACTGTGTATCAACTGCAAGTACCTGCCTCATCCATATTTGGCAAGGCCCAAGGTAGAAGCTCTATGCCTCTACAGGCTTACGCCAAGTTTTTGAGTGGGCATGGAACGCCCAGTGCAGTGGTGGTGACGAGGATAAGTTTCGATGCGGGTAGCCCCGTACCAAAGCTGTTCTTCTACCCACAAAGACCGTTAGAAGAAGAGGAACTGCGTTTAGTTAGGGGAATAGTGGATACAGATGACACGTTAGCAGCTATTGCTTTCGACATTGTTCCACACAACCGCGAAGGTTCGCCCTTCGCTGCGACTGAAGGGTTCAATATAAATAGCCAATTAGGAGACCGAAATGGCTGAAGACTTTATGTACTACACAATTGAAGGCGTAAAAGCCCTCTACCCAAAACTCGACACCACTTACAAGTTCGATAACAAGGCTGGTAAGAACGGTGCGTCTGTTAAGTGTGATCCACTGGATGACGGTGCGGAATACTCTATGTCTTTCGTGATGTCTGAGAAGGAAGCTAAGACCTTGTACAAGGGGATGGCTACGGCTTACAAGGCTAAGAAGGAGAAAAGCTGGCCTGACAAGTTCCCGCTACCGTTCAAGAAGGACGATGACGGTAACTACATCGGCAAATGCAAGCTGAAGGGTGCTTACGGCACCGACAAGACCACGCCACCGCTACAAGTTGACGCGCAGAACAACAAGCTGCCAACAGACTTCCAGTTAACTACCGGCAGTACCGTGAATCTTGCTTTCACTTTTGTGCCGTACTCTATGCGGGACAACGGCGTTAGCCTACGTCTGAACGGTGTGCAGGTGATCGAATACAAGCCTATGGTGTCACGTTCGCCCTTTGGCGTTGTGGAAGGTGGCTTTGTATCGCAACCTGATAATCCGTTTAGTGATACCACTAGCAGTGTCAAGAGCACCGATGTCGCATTAGATGACGATGACTCTGACGATATATTTGGCGATACGCCAGATACCTCCGAAGTGGAGGAACCCAAGAAGGTCGTGAAGAAATCTGCCCCCGCACCCAAGGAAGATGACGACGATCTGAGTGCCATTGTTGATAGTTGGGACGACTAACTACTAGCAATCACTCCACTATGGCTAGGTTTTACCGAAGAGGATGCGCCGACATCCCTGCCATAGTGTCTCTCGGCATTGGGTGCAACCATGAATACAAGAGAATTTTTACGGTGGGTACTACCCACAGAAGGTGTGTATGTCGCTCTTCAGTATGGCCTAGCGTCAGGTGGAGTGCGACAAACATACTTTCATTCAGCAGATGAACTAGCAGAAGCCGCCGAATATCACGACAGTGAAGGGTGGGACATGTACTTTGCTATGAGTAACTTCAAGGAAGAAGGCACTCGTAAGGGCGAAGACGCCAAACAGATAAAGTCATTCTTCTTAGATTTAGACTGCGGTGAGGACAAGGTAGCCGAAGGCAAAGGCTTTGCTACACAAGGTGATGCGTTACGTAGACTGCAAGAGTTTATCGTGTCGCTAGAGCTACCAAAACCTCTTATCGTTAACTCTGGGCGTGGCATACACGTCTACTGGGTCTTGTCTGAGTCCGTGCCTGTAGAGCAGTGGAAGCCGGTAGCCGATCACTTCAAGCGCAAGTGCAAGGAGTTTGGTCTTGAGATAGACCCCGCAGTCCCCGCCGACATAGCGCGAGTGCTGCGTATAGTAGGCACACACAACCACAAGCCTGAGACACCTGCACCTGTGAAGGTCATAGGTGAAAAGCCAGATACAGTTAATTTCGACTTCTTTGCCAGCAAGCTGGGCATAGACACGATACCAGTCCCCTACAAGCGTACGAACGCGGAAGGCCCAGCAAGTCTGCGTGACGCGATAATCCAGAACTATAAACATAGTTTCAAAGACATTCTTATGAAGTCTCAGAAAGGGATTGGCTGCGAACAGTTAAGTCGCATAGTGAAAGGCCAAGCCGAGGCGAGTGAACCTATGTGGAGGGCGGGTCTGTCCATCGCTAAGTTCTGCGAGGACGGTGAGAAAGCCGCACAAAAAATATCTGAACAGCACGCTGAGTACACACCAGAGCTAACGCTCAAGAAGCTAGACCTGATAAAAGGCCCGTACCGTTGCACAACATTCGACGAGAATGAGGGCAGCATCTGCACAGAATGTCCGCACTGGGGTAAGATCAGTTCACCGATTGTGCTGGGGCGCAAGGTTGCCGAGGCAGAGGTCACCGAAGACGGTACATATGCAAATGATCTTCGGGATCAGCAACTACAAACAGTTGAAGGTACGCTACTTGAAAAGTTGGAAAACCAAGATCTTTCTGTACAACACGTTATACCTATCTATCCACGCCCGTACTTTCGTGGTCAGAACGGCGGTGTGTACGTCAGGGACATAAGTCCAGACGGAGAAGTTGACGAGCACGTTATTTACCACCATGACGTGTATGTGACGCAGCGGTTGATAGACGCAGAAGAAGGTGAGTCCGTAGTTTGTAAGATACACCTGCCGAAAGACGGCGTGCGTGAGTTTGTAGTGCCTCTTACGGCGATAACCTCACGAGAAGAATTTAGAAAGAAAATGGCGGTACAAGGTGTCGCCCTCCCTCAAATAAACGATTTGATGCAATATATGATTACTTGGGTAAACGAATTACAAGCAACTTCTACAGCAGCCACGGCACGTCGCCAGTTCGGTTGGGTAGACGAGAACATGGATGCCTTTGTTATAGGGGACAAAGAGATATACGCAGACCGTATTGAACATAACCCACCGTCTACACCTACCGC